CATCTTTAAGATATGCGAGATGGAGGTATGATGAAGAAAGAAGAGAAAAATGGTCTGAAACAATTGGAAGATATTTTGATTTTTTTAAAGATGATTTAAAAGAAAAATGTAATTATGATTTTACTGATACGGTAAGAAAAGAATTAGAAGAGGCGGTTCTAAATTTAGAAGTTATGCCATCTATGAGATGTTTAATGACGGCTGGAGACCCTCTCAAAAAAGAAAATGTTGCTGGGTATAATTGTTCATATTTAAAATGTGATAATCAGAGAACGTTTGATGAAATTATGTATGTTTTAATGAATGGAACAGGAGTTGGGTTTTCCGTTGAAGAAAAATATACAAATCAAATGCCAATTATCGCAGAAGAATTTTTTCCAACAGATACCACTATAGTAGTTGCAGATAGTAAATTGGGATGGTGTAAAGCTTATAAGGAATTAGTCTCATTATTATATCAAGGACAGAAGCCTAAATGGGATATGAGTAAGGTAAGAGCCGCCGGTATGCCTTTAAAAACTTTTGGTGGTAGAGCTTCTGGTCCGGAGCCGCTAGTAGATTTATTTAACTTCGTAACAGAAATTATTTCAAATGCTGCGGGAAGAAAGCTTAAACCAATTGAATGTCATGACATTATATGTAAAACCGCGGAAGTAGTTGTAGTGGGCGGCGTACGAAGAAGTGCTCTCATTAGTCTAAGTGATCTAAATGATCGAGAAATGAGATTTGCAAAACATGGAGAATGGTATAAAGGTAATGTTCAGCGCGCATTATCAAACAATTCTGTTAATTATAAAGAAAAACCTGACGTTGGTACTTTTATGAGAGAGTGGTTATCTCTTTATGATTCAAAATCTGGAGAACGCGGAATATATAATGGAGATTCCGCTAATCGACAAGTACAAAAATTAAATGAAAGGGAGCAAGATGGACATGGAGGATTTTTACGAAGACGAGATTCCGGACATGAGTTTGGCACAAATCCGTGCAGCGAGATCATTTTACGGTCACGAGAATTTTGCAACTTATCTGAAGTCGTTGTCAGAGGACGGGACTCTCGCGAGTCTCTTAAGATCAAAGTTCGCAATGCAACAATTCTTGGAACCTTCCAATCAACCCTCACTAACTTCAAATACCTTACTAAAGAATGGGCCAGAAACTGCGAAGAAGAGCGACTTCTGGGAGTTTCTCTTACCGGAATAATGGATAATGAATTAACAAATGGAAAAAGAGGAAAAGAAAAAACTGGTAAACTTTTAGAGGAACTCCGAGATGTTGCTATCGAAACAAATAAAGAGTGGGCAGAAAAACTGGGGATTCCGAGATCTGCGGCGGTTACTTGTGTCAAACCGAGTGGAACTGTTTCTCAGCTCGTTGACAGTGCTAGTGGTATTCATGCTCGTCATAATCCCTATTATATACGAACTGTGCGGGCCGATAATAAAGATCCTTTATGTAAGTTCATGAAAGAGGCCAATTTTCCGAATGAACCCGATATAACAAAACCAGCACATACTTCAGTATTTTCTTTTCCACAAAAAAGTCCAAAGGGGGCCGTATGTAGAATGGATATGACAGCTATAGAACAGTTAGAATTGTGGAAAATATATCAAGACCATTGGTGCGAACATAAACCATCTATTACAATATCGGTTAAGGAACACGAATGGATGGTTGTAGGTTCTTGGGTTTGGGATAATTTTGATTCTATTAGTGGTATTTCATTTTTACCATTTAGTGAACACGCATATAAACAAGCTCCTTACCAAGATTGTGATGAAAAACAGTATAAAGAATTACTATCAAAAATGCCCAAAAATGTAGCTTGGGATAAATTAAGTGATTATGAAAAAGAAGACCATACAGCCGGTGCGCAAACACAAGCCTGTGGGAGTGATGGTGGTTGTGAAGTTGTAGATTTGATTTAAAATTTTATTGTTGATATTTGTGTATTAATGATATATAATAGGGATAATATGAAAACGTCATTTGAAAAATATGTTGATGGGTGTGTTAAAGTTCTTGAAAAACATACTGAATCATTAGGTATATCCACAGTTCAAGAATTGTGGAAAGATATCGAAAATGCTCCAGCCTTTACGGGTAAACTTTGGCTGGAAGACATTCTTGATAAACAATATAAAGAAAAAGTTGACCCTGAAACCGAAATGAATTTTGTATACGATTAATTATGAAAGTTTTTATTGATATGGATGGTGTTTTATCAGATTTTAATAAATCCATCATCGAAAAGTTTGGTACTAAAAAAGAATGGAAACAAGGTGGCATAGAAAGGTGGGAACTTCTCCCTGAAGATTTTTTCCTTTCCCTTCCCAAAATGACAGATGCTGATGAATTAGTAAATCATATTTCTGGACAATTTGATTGGCATGTTCTTTCCGCGATTCCCGACGAACCTGTTTTTCCCGAATGCCGCCGGCAAAAAATGCAATGGGTTTTTGAACACTATAAATTATACCCTGTGAGGGTTCATTGTGTTTATCAAAGGGAAAAACAATATTATGCCGCTGAAGAAAATTTATCTCCGAATATTTTAATTGATGATTCCGAATCAAATGTAGCTGAATGGAAGGCAAAAGGTGGCATTGCTATCTTACATACATCTGCAAATGATAGTATAAGAGAATTACAACAGTTAGGATTTTAATTGATTTGCGCAGGAATAGATTATTCTACAACCAGCCCATGTATTTGTATATTTAAAAAAGATGGAACAATTAATCCTATTGATTGTAATTTTAGTTTTTTTGCTTTGGATAAGTGGAGGCCTCGGTGGTCCGCCCTTCAAAATGTAAATTGTTATAAGTTACCAAAAGATTTAAAATTAATAGATAAGTATATTTTTTTAGCTGATTGGACCATAGAAGCATTACGTTGGCATAATGGTAGAGTTGAGAAAGTTATAATAGAAGATTATTCTTATTCGTCTACAGGTAGAGTTTTTAATATTGCGGAAAATGTTGGTATTTTGAAATTTAAATTAAAACAGAATGGTTTCCGTTATGAAACAGTTCCTCCAACTGTTATTAAGAAGTTCGCAACGGGTAAGGGAAATTCTAATAAAGAAGCTATGCTAGAAGCATGGAAGGCAGAGCCGGATAATTTTGAATTAGTTCAAGAAAATGGCAACCCTGCAACCGATATTGTTGATTCTTACTATCTTTGTAAATATGGAGTTACTCAGTGAATATATTTACATCTCGAGTATGTTCAGTAATCATCTCAATTTGTTTTTCTAGAATCTCTCGTCTTCCTGGCCAATATATATATTCATTAGTGGAAGATTTTGCTAAGTTGTTTAGCAGAGGTACAATTAAATCTTCAACTTCTTTCATCTGTCGGCTGAATTCTTTATTTAATTTTTCCTTATGTTTATCAATATCTTCGTAATGATAGTCCAGCAGACTCCAGATTTTATTCACGGTCCCCTCAACTTCTTTTATTTGTCCAGCCTTGGCTTTTTCAACCGCTGCGGAAACTACTTTCTCTTCTGGTTCTTTAGCGGCCGAAGTAAATTCTTGCTCACTAACAGTGCTGAAACCAAAATCATTTAATTCACTCATGATACCTTTCTATGAAATTACAGTTTACTAATATATTTAGGACAGATGAAACTAACATAGGTGACTCGTATAGTACTCCTACAAAATATTTTGATTTGCCTGGAAATCAAAAAGATATTTTCCAATTAGAATATGATTATTCACCGCCCCATGAAAATGTTATTTACGGCGGTGGGGGACTTATAGGCCAAATGAGACCAATGTCTCATGTTCTAAAACATCAAAAAAATTCTAATTATAGATTATATGGATGGGGACTAGGCGAACATATGTATATTTGTTTAGATGAACAAGTACAATGTATTCCACCAATGAATATAACTTATCCGGCATATATAAGATCATTTGATTTATTGGGTATACGAGATCATCATCCACATCTATATAATTCTATACCAACAGCAAGATGGGTTCCATGCTCCAGTTGTATGCACGAAGCCTTCGATAAAGAATATGAAGTAAAACATGATATTGTATTTTTTACTCATGCTTCTCTTCCAATGAATATTATTCATGGCATGCCGAAAGAAACTTGGGATTATCCTCATAAAGGAAACAATGAATTTAATTTTGAGGAAACAATAGAATTTATCGCAAGTGGAGATATTGTTGTTACAAATTCTTATCATGGTGCTTATTGGGCAACACTTTTGGGAAAGGTTGTAATAGTTTTTCCATGGTCTTCTAAATTTTATGGTTTAAAGCATACACCTTTATTTTGTCCTACAACTGATTGGTGGAAAACTGTTCAAGATAAGGAACAAAGACAATATAAAAGTTCTTTAGAAGAATGTAGAGAAGCAAATATAAATTTTCATAAAGAATTAACCGAACATATTTTAAATAGTCCTAGAACATTCAAGATCAACGTATGAAAGACATTTATAAAGATAAGACAATCCCTCAAAGAAAAGAAAATAATATGGCCAAAGATTCTTTTGGGGGAACAGAATTAACAACCTTAGAATTATGGTCACATTTACCTGAAAAATATAAAACAGATTATCAATGGGTAATTTCAAGATTATATCCAGAAAATATTCAAACTATTTTACCCAGAATTTGGTGGTTTCATGATTTAGCTAAAGATGGAAGTGGGGGCCATGATTTTTTAGGAAATAAAGACGGTGCGAAAGAATTTGAGAAATTAATCTTTTCGAGTTATTGGCAAATGCACACTTTTCTGGAAAAATATGATTTACCAATGGATCGCTGCGAGGTTCAAAAAACAGCTATATTTCCATATGAGCATTATGAAAAACCTAGAGACGGTAAAATAAATTTAATTTATGCTTCCACTCCTCAAAGAGGTTTACATGTATTATGTAATGCCTTACACGAACTTGACAGAGATGATTGGCATTTACATGTATATTCAAGTTATCAGATATATGGTTGGAAAGAAAACGATCAACCATATCAAGAATTATTTGAACATGTTGAAAAAAATCCTAATATGACTCTTCATAAAATTGTTAAAGGGAGACCTTTAAGAGAAGAATGGAAAGATATGCATATTTGGACCTATCCATGTATATGGGAAGAAACTTCTTGTAGAACTGCTATGGAAGCAATGTCTTCCAGAACATTAATGCTTACAAATAGTTTAGGTGCGTTACCGGAGACTTGCTCTGATCATGCATTTATGTATCCTTATATTAAAGATGAAATAGAACATTGTTATAGATTTGCAGATGAAGTAGATAAATTATTAGATACATATTGGGATGATGAAACACAGGATATTATAGATCGAGCTAAAAAACATGCGGACAAATATTATAGTTGGGATTACAGAGCACCTAAATGGATAGAGATGTTTGAATTAATGGATATTGAAGATGAACTCGAAGAAACAGAAGATGCCGAAAGAATAGCAACGGCCTTATGAAAAAAGGATTTACAGCTTCTAGTTTTGATTTACTACATGCAGGCCATATTGTAATGTTAGAAGAAGCGAGAAAAAATTGT